CCCCCCGCCGCGCCCATCCCTGCAATGACCAGCCGGTTAGCTCGCCGGCCTTTATCTGCTTCCACGTTGCATCATCGAAGACCGCCCCTGCCAGCCAATCCCCCTGGTGGATGACTTGGTCCCCGATCTTTGCGTCTTCGGCCGGCCAGATGTAGCTTTCCACCAGGACCCCCACCCCCGTGGTGCCGTCCTTGTGTTCCAGGCCGATCTTCAGGCCGCGGGCCACCGCCGACCAGGCCGCCTTCTCCACTTCATCCGCTGTCATGGTGTCGCCGTGGGCGTCCGGTGCATCATCGGCCCCGTAGACCACCCCCAGCGCATACTGCTTTTCCCCTTCAGTCTTCACTACCCGGAACTGCCGGCCGGTCATCATGGGGTCCGGAACCACCGCGTGCTTTTCGATGGACTTACGGACACAGATGACCGCCTGGACGCCAGGGGCCAGGCTGATGGTGCGGGGCTCCGTGCTGCAGGCGGACGGTTCGAACTGCCGCAGCCGGAAGCTGTTTTCCGTTTCATCCACGTCCCCGAAGCTGAAGTCATGGTCCCGCGCCCATGCCTTGGCCCCATCCGCCGTGGCAAATTCTTCCTTGCTGAAGACCAGGGACTGGACTTCCGTCCCCTGCTTGGTCACCGTCGCCAGGATGGCGTCCCACCGGTCCAGGTTCCAGCCGGTGGACTTGGCCACGGCGGGGGACAGCAGCCGGGCCAGCAGGGGGCAGGTGGCGAAGGACCTGGTATCCGGATGGACACGGGCTAGCCATTCCACCGGCCCACTGGTCCCCATCCGAAAATACCAGGCCCCCGCGTCATCGCTCACCCGCAGCGTCTGGGTGTCTTCTTCCCCTTCGGCCACCACTTCAGCTTCCGGGGCCCGCTGGGGCTCCCCGTAGCCGCAGGCCCGCCGAACCGCCAGGTACTGGTCCCGCAGCCGGTCCTGGTCCGTCATCGTTCCCCCCTCAGACTGGGACATACAGTTCCGTGCACCGGCACTGGATGGTTTCGGCAGCCGGGGCCCCCAGGCTGGAGTCCCCGGGGAACATCAGTTCCGCGCCGCCCACCTGGTAAGGGTCCTTTAGCGCCTGCCGCTGCCGGTTGGCCGCGCCATGGCTGGGCCGCTGCCGGCCGTCCATGTTGGTGGCCCACACCTTGTCCATGTCCACTTCGGATTCCACCGCCGCCGTGTTGCTGCCCACGGAATAGGCCGTCAGGGACTCCGTCCTGGCGATGACTTCCGCCCGCTCCCGGCTGAAGGCTGTGCTGTCCGTGGCCCGGATGCGGTTGGCTAGCTGCCTGATGTTCTCGCCGGCCGCGTTGCCTTCGGCTAGCTGGTCCCGGACCTGTTCCCGCGTGCTGTCCAGAATGGCCACAATGCGTTCGCTGGAATTGTCCTTCAGCCACCGGTAGATACCTTCCACCCATGGCGCATCTTCGGGCCCCAGCGTGACCGCCTTGGCCACGGACTCCGTCACCCGCCGGATGCCGGCATCCACCCGCCGGGCCGCAGGCACCCCAGCTTCTACATACAGCAGGCGGAACAGCTTGTCCCATTCCGCCTTCTGCTCCGCCAGGATAGCGTCCACGGCCGCCGGGTCCCCGCCGGTCGCCAGGACCGCGTCCGCCGCCACCTGCTGGTCCGCCCGAAGCTGGGCCTGGACCATGGGGGCTACTGCCAGCAGGGCCAGCCGCCGGCCACGTGCCGTGCTCACACCGCTGATTTTCGCCACCGGGTCCCAGTCCCGCAGGTCCGGGTGACGGAGCACCGGGGCTGATTTGTCCAGGAAGTCCAGCACTTGAAGGATGGCCCAGGCCATGACGTGGGGTCGGGTGCGGGGCCACCCGGTGGGCAGCGGGCTAAAGACAGGCCGGCGGGCTATGGATTCCCCGGACATGCTAACGGGGGACGCTACACCCCACAGTCCGTGGTATGCAACGAAAAAGTTATGGCAGGGGTTGGGGTAGCCCTGACGGGGGGCCTGGGGACCCACCGCCTACTGGTCTGCCGGGGCTGCGCCGGAACTGGGATGCCTGGGGGCAGGTGGCGAAGTGGGATACATGGCCCGTGGTGGGCTGCCCTGGGGCCGCCTGGGGGGATGGGGTCCCATCGCCCAGCCACAGCCGGGCCCGCGGGTCCTCCGTGGTGGTCAGCAGGGCATCCAGGGGCATGGACCCGCCGGACCGGGTGGGCACAAAGAAGATGGGCCGGTGGCAGGCCCGGCACCTGACCACCGGCTGGTTCACGGGAACATCAGCGGGACACCGGGTACTTTATGCGCGGTGTCTGCCTGGCCCTGGTATGAACAAGGGCCATCCAGCGAACCACGCCAGAATCAAGTACAGGGCCAGCAGCACCCCCAGGACCATCAGGCCGCGCTGGACCACCGCCGGGGCCTGGGGCCACATGGTCTGCACCGCCCAGATGAGTACCCCGAAGACAATGGCCAGGCCCACCAGGTAGGCCGCCAACAGCACCAGGGACGCCAGGACGCTAGCTGCTTCCATGGGCGGGGTCCCCCTTTGCCGGGACCCTACCACCCCAACCAGGGGAAATGCAAGGGCCCTAGATCAGGACCAGCAGTTCATCTTCCGGGACCAGGACTTCCGCCACATAGTCCAGGCTGCGCCAGGTCCCGGTACCGGCCAGGACCAGCCGGGCTTCTCCCTGGGCATGGCGATGGCTCCGCGGCTTCGGGGGTGGCTGGGCTGGCTGAAACCGGTAGCTGCCACGGCCCCCGATGACCAGGCCGCCTTCCGCCACCACGTGCAGTTCCCCGGGCCTGGGGATGAAGTAGGGGGCACCAGCCCCCCACCCAGGGAAGAAGATGGCGGGGGCAAAGCGGACGCTGCCGTGGCCCCCGATGACCAGGCCGCCGATGCCCACCAGGGAGATTTCGGACGGCCCGGAATCATAGCTGAACCGCCAGGCCCCGTGGCCGCCGAACAGCAGGCCCCCGGTGGTTTCGAAGTGGACCCCGGCCCAGAACCGGACATCATCCCCGGCCGGGTCCCAGAACAGGTGGGCGGCCCCGTGGTCATGCTGGGGCCAGAACAGCAGGTCATCCGAAGTCATGGGCTAGCTGACCAGGGTGGCTGTCCACCCCTTCTTCAGGCAGTAGGTCCACACCCGGTCAGGACTCCAGCCGCGCATATAGTGCAGGATGGGGGCACACCGGTGGACGATGCCGCCCCAGAACACTACCCCGGCCACAAAGTCAGGGGCTTCCACCCGGACCACCCGCTGCCGGTCTACCACTCCACCACCACGATGCCGTCCCCGCCGCGGGCCCCGGCCCCGCTGGCCCCGGTCGTGATGCCCCAGCCGCCCCCACCGCCGCCGCCGCCCTGACTGCCCTGGGTGGCCGCTGTGCCACCGCTGGCCCCGCCGCCGCCGTTGCCCCCGGCCGCCAGCATGCTGCTTCCGCCGCCGCCACCGCCGGCCACTCCGGTTCCAGAATGGGCCGCACCGCCCGTCCCGCCGGCAGGGCCAAAGGCATGGCCGCCGCCGCCGCCGCCCAGGTTGGGGTTGCCGCCACCGCCGCCGCCGGCCCCGTAGGTCCCGGTTGGCGCGGCCACGGTTGGCGCTAGCCCCGCGGACCCGGCCGTCCCGCCTTGGCCACCGTTGGTAACTCCTGGGATTGCGCCGCCGGTTCCACCGGTACCGCCCGAAGATGTCCCGCCGCCGGCCCCGGCCAGGGGCTCCGCGCCGCAGATGTAGGGCCCGAACGTGGTTTGACCCCCCGCTGTCCCAGTCGCCCCGTTGGTTGCCGCGGTCCCCACCGATGCCCCGCCGGCCCCGCCTGCGCCCACGCTGCCGCTGATGACCTGGGCCGGGGTCACCAGCATGGGGGCCCGGAACAGGGCTGCACCAGCCCCGCCACCACCGCCGCCGCCAGCGTTGGCCGTCCCGCCACCGCACCGCCCGGAACCACCCCCGCTGCCCCCGGCAGCCATGGTCACAAAGATGACGGTAACCCCGGCCGGCACTGTGAAGCTGAAGGCCCCCGTGGCAGTGTAAGCGGTCCGCTGCATCGCCCCGCTTGCTGGCGTCACCCAGGCCGCGTCCAGGTCCGCCGCGCTGGCCTTGGCCAGGACCTGCCCGGTGCTGCCGCCTGCCGGGACACCCCCACTTGCGGCAGGCAGGGCTGGGCTAATCTGGGCCCCACCCTGGACAATCAGTTGACCGGTAACAATGCTCTGGGGGGCATGGACCACGGCCACCCCGAACCCGTCGCCCAGATAGACATTGTCATCACTTCCGCGCCGCACCAGCCGCTTGACGGCTGGACGGCCGGCCACGCCTTCACCCCACAGGGCTGCTTCATTCTGCAGCACCAGGCCGTCAAGGGAAATGGCCGCATCATGCCCCTGCACTTCCCCCTTGCTGAACACGTCCAGGTTGGTGCGGGCCGCTGCTGCCGTGGTCCCGTTGGTCCCTCCGTCCGCGATAGGCACCGGGGATGGCACCGGCCCTGGGGGACCCGTGGGGCCGGCTGGGCCGGTCGCACCCGTGGCACCAGTCGCGCCGGTAGCTCCCGCCGGGCCGGTGTCGCCTGTGTCCCCCTTCGGGCCGGTTGCGCCCGGGGCTCCGGGTGCACCGTCCGCGCCGTCCAGGCCGTCCGTTCCAGGGGCTCCCTGCGGGCCAGGAATGCCCTGTGGACCCGCGGGGCCCGTTGCACCGGTGGCACCAGCCGGCCCGGGCTCCCCCTGCTCCCCTTGCGGGCCTGGGGGCCCCACCGTGGCGTCCGTGGGCAGGGTGGCGATGTAGTCCCGCTGTTCCTCCAGGGCCGTCCGCATTTCCCCCTGGGTGCGGGCCAGGTCTTCGAAGTAGCCGGCCGGTGGCAGGGCCATGGGTCAGGTCCGCCAGGTGGCCCGCAGGGCCGCCGCGATCCGGTCCGCCGCGTCTGCCGTGCAGGCTGTCACCTTGGTGACACCGTACTGGTCTGCCGTCAGCCCTTCCGTTAACCTGCCGTGGATGACGGCCACCACCTTGGCCAGTTGTTCCTGGTCCGTCAGGTCCATTTCCACCACCAGAAAGGCCCGCATGGTCTAGGTCTCCGGCCGCAGGGTCACCCGCGGGGTGTAGGCCAGCAGGTCCCCGGCACTGCTGACCATGAACGGTCCGCCGCCCAGCCGTTCCTGAAAGGCCAGGATGCCGCTGGTCTGCCAGGTGAAAAAGACCCCGTAAACCGGGGCCGGCGGACCGATGGCAGAGAAGGGCCACTGGACTTCCGGGGCTTCGGCCACGCTGGGGTCCCCTGGTGTGATGGTCCAGTCCAATGGCGGAACCAGGACCGGGGTGTACCCGTGGCCGGACATTTCCAGGAAGCTGGCTGCCGTGTCCGCCGGACTGTCCGCGTGGTTGTCACTGTACAGCCGGGCCACCAGGGATTCCTGGGCCGCCAGGCCGAAGATTAGCGCCAGCATCCGGGCTTCACTGACGTTGGCCAGGTAGATCACGCCTGGGACTCCACCATGCCGGCCACCGTGCCATCCGGGTTGCGCTCCACGTCCCGGACCCAGGCCAGGCTGCCGTCCGCCCGGTAGCCGCTGGTCCGCTCGATGCGGCCCGCCGCGTCACGCTGCACCCGAATGTCCGTGACCGGGGCTGGGGCCGCCCGCTGCACCAGGACCGGTTCCTGCCGCTCCGCCAGCCGGATCAGTTCTTCGGCCAGGTCCCGCTGCCGTTCTTCCGCCGCTTCCAGCCGCAGGGCCAGGGCCGCCGCCGCGGGGTCTGGCCTGGGGGCTGACTTCTCCACCAGGGCCGGGCCTTCCATCGCCACCTGGACCGCGGATTCCAGGTAGGACACCAGGGCTGTCACGTCCACCGTTGGGCCGCCAGGGGTAGCTGCCGGACCTACCGGCAGGGCCCGCTTCATCGCCGGCAGGCCCATGGCCACCGCCACGTCCGTGGGGTCCCAGCCGGCCCGTACCAGCCGGTCCGCCGCGTCCGCTAGCTGGTCCATCCGCGGCGGGGCCGTGAAGGCAGCCGGCTGGGGCACCGTGCCCAGGGGCACCAGGGCACTGGACATATAACGCTGGTTCATCCGGTCATCATCCACCGCCGACAGCCGAAGCTGGGCCCGGCCTTCATTCGGGGTCAGCATGCCATAGGTGATGCCGTCCTTGGCCAGGGTCTGCTCCGCCTGCAGGTCATCCAGGGTCAGGTCCGCAAGCTGGAAGGTGTAGCCCTGCACGTCCAGACCGTTGGGCCCGAACAGGCTGGTAGCCAGCTTATGCTGCAGGATGCGCTGGGCCGGCTTGATGGCCCCATACCGGTAGGCATTCAGCATGTCCGTGGACGCTGACCCGCCCAGGCCGCCCAGCACTGCCCAGCCCACCCGGTACGGTGGGACCTGGTGGGCCATCAGGACTTCCGTGACCAGGTCTCCGCGCCGCAGCCGGAAGTGGCCTTCCCGTCCAGTGGTGGGGGTTATCGGGGTGGTGCTGACGGCCACGTCCTTGGTGCCGCTGGTCACCAGCTTGGTGTGCTGCACCCCCTGGGACTGGTTTAGCTGTTCCTCGATTTCATCGGCCAGGGCCCGGGCCACGTCCCCATCATCGGCCACCACGTGGATGTTGAAGTCCCCCTGGCCGCCGGACTTGAAATATGACACGTTGAATTCCCGGATGGCCGTTAGCTCTGCAATGGGACCGGTGCCGCTCCACCAGGTGGGCACGCCATACCACGGGGTCCGGCTGGAGTAGCCGCGGAAGATCAGGATTTCGGACGCCTGGTCTTCGGGACTCAGGCCGGGCTTGACTTCTCCGGTCTCCGGGTCCACGGGTTCTTCAATGGCCCCGAACACCTTGAAGTAGACCAGCCGGCCCATGGATTCCTGCACCCACAGGTTGGCGTCCCGGGTGGCCCGGATGGACCAGGCCGGCAGGGGGTAGATGGCGGCCACCGTGCCGGCTTCATCGCGGGTGATTTCCCAGGCCGCATACCCCACGGACTCCCGCTCCCAGGCCGCCTGGGTCAGCAGTTCATCCCAGGTGTAGTCCCCCGCGATGCGGGCCAGGGTGTCATTCAGGTCCTTCACCACCTTGCCATCTACTTCCTGGCCTTCGGGGGCTGACCAGGACCAGCCGCGCCCGGCTGTGTCAATGGCCTTGGCTGACAGGCAGGCCCCGTGCACCGGGTTGTCCTCTGCCAGGTCCATCAGCACCACCGGGTCCACCGGCGGGGGGATGACCTTGGACAGGGTGTAGAAGGGCTGGAAGGGGTCCCGCATCTGGCGGGACCGGCTGGCCGTGCTGCCGTCCTTCGTTATGCGGATGCGCTGGCCCTTGACCAGCCGCACCCCCCAGGGGCTGACCTGCTGGACCGGGTCCTTGACCTTGCGTTCCCGGTGCTGCCGGCTGTGGCCCTTCCGCTTCGCCATCGGTGGCCCCTTTCCGTTGGGCCACCAGGGCCACGCTATCCTGGGTTAGATCAGGTCCCGGTCAGTGGTTCGCCCGGTGCACCTTGCCGCACAGCCGGCACCGGTAGGGCTGGGCCCGCTCGTGATTCTCCATGACCCGGACCAGGCTGTCCAGGATTCCGTGCTCCCCGCCCAGCCTGGCCACGTGATGCCGTTCCTGGGCCAGGGGCTGTTCCTTCCGGTCCGCGGACTTCAGGACCACGTCACAGGCCAGGCCCGGGCCCACCCCCGCAAAGACCAGGCCGAAGTAGAAGCCTTCCGCCGGGGCCGCCGCGTCCGTGGCTATCGCCAGGTCCAGCAGCTTGCCGGGGTCATCCTGTCCGATCAGGGCCCCGGCAGGGCCCATTTCAATGGCCATCCCCTGCAGGTCCAGCCCCTGGGGCTCCGGGTCCTTGACGCTGGTCCGGAACCACCGGAAGATCAGGGCTTCTTCAGCCTGGTCCGGTAGCTCCGCGGCATAGCCCGGGTCCCCCGCCAGCCGGGCATCCAGGGCCGGCCCGGGCCATAGCGGCATCAGTCGCCCCGCCGGCTGCCCTTGGTCACCTTGTCCTTGCTGCCCTTCCGCTTCTTGCCCTTCGCCTTCTTCTTCTTCGCCACGGTGGGTTCCCCGTTCCTGGCCGCCCGCTTCTCCACGGCCGCGTCTATGCGTTTGCGCTCCCGCCGGTATGCCTGGATGTAGTCCCGCAACGTGCCCACCGGGTCCAGTTCCGGGGACTTCGCCGTCTGCCGCTCCACCGCCAGGACCAAGGCGTCCGCCCGGTCCAGCAGCGTGGGCACCGGGGGCATGCACTCCGCTACCAGTTCCGCGAATTCCCGGCTTCTCACGGTCTCCCCCTGGGCCCTGTGGCCGGCTGATGCTGGCGCACTTCACCCGCCGCTGTCAAGGGCCTTGTGGCCGCTTGCCGGCCCGCTGGCCGGTGCGGGCTTCCTCTGCCCGGGCCCGCATGGCCATTTGGAAGGTTTCCCCGGCTGCCCCGAACAGCAGCGCGGCCGCTTCCCCTTCCAGCCCCGCGTCCCGGGCCATGTTGTCCAGGGCTAGCTTGAAGAAGTTGTGGCAGGCCATCCAGGCGTCCACGTAGCGGACCCCGCCGCGGGCCGTCTGCAGGTCCTTGCTGTCTGCATAGTCGTTCAGTATCTTTTCCCAGGCCGCCCGCAGGTCTTCCAGCAGGTCAAATACCACCTTGCGGTCCGCTACCCCGAAGGGTGCCGCTGGCTGGTCTGCCATCAGTATTCCTGCCAGTCCAGCCGGTGGGTCAGCACGGCCTGGGCCACTTCCCGGAATATGTCCTTGGTGGTCTCTGGCATGTCCTGGTAGCGGACCGGGGTCCGGACTGGCTTGGCTGGGGTGGTGGCGGCCGCCGCGAAGACCGGCCCGAAGGCGTCCGCGATGACGGCCGCCAGCCGCTCCACCTGGGGGTCCTCCCGGTCTACCACCATGCCGGCACCCGCCCGCGTCCAACCACCAGGCTGTCCACCCGGGCCCCCTGCAGGATCAGCCGCCAGCCCACGGCCGCTTCCCGCACCGTGACCAGCCCCGGCTTGAACTTGTAGCCATCCACGTCCGCGCCGCAGGGTGGGACTTCCAGGACCACCGCGGCCACCCCCCGCCGGCACAGTTCCTCCGTGGACGCCACCCGGGTCTTGCCCCGGCCGTAGCCGCGCCGGAAGTGGCCCTGCTGGTCTTCATCTTCCACCCAGCCCCACTGGTCAGGCTCCGGGTCTGGGTCCTGGGACCGCCGTGCTATCGCTTGAGAGTCCACCACGCCACCCCCACGATGAAGGCCAGTGTGACCGCGTGTCCTGCCCAGAACGGCCAGGACCTGCCGGTGTGCATGGCGTACCAGGACCCCACCATGACTGGCAGGGCTCCGATGACACCCAGTGTGACTGCCAGGACCTGCTCCAGGGGCCGGTCCCGGCAGCCTGCCTGGTCTACCCCCACAGCCGCACCAGGCCGTTCAGGCCCGGCACCGGCAGCTTCTTCCCCGTGGCCCGTGCATGCTGGTGCACCGCTCGCCGGTAGGCCCACGCCGCTTCCATCACGGCCGGGCCCGGGGCTCCAGGGGCACCAGGCACCAGGCTGGCCCGGTACTCCGCCAGGTGGTCCACCAGGCCGCGGAAGGTGGTTTCCACCAGGCCGCCCGTGTCCACCACCACCACCGGGGCCGCAGGCTCCGGGCCCTTCGGGGGCAGCAGGCTGGATGCCGTGGGACTGGTCACCACCGGCTGCCGAAGGTTATCTGTCAGGATTTCCATGGGTTCCTCCCCGTCATTGGAATGCCCGGGAGTGTATCACCGCAGGCCGTGCCGGCGCAAGCGGTCAATTGGGGTCTGGGGGCCCTGCACCCGGGACCGCACCGCCGCCACCATTTGGGCCGCGGACCGCTTCCTGGTCATGCGCTCCGTCAGCTTGGCATTGGCCTGGGACTGGGCGTCCACCTGGTCATCCGCGTCCGCTCGCGGGAACCGCCGGTGTTCTTCGATGAACCCCGGGACCCAGGACGCTGCCCTGGGCAGCCACAGCCGGCCCGCATGCTGTAGGGGCTGCTGGGCCCAGGCCCGCTGTTCCTTGCTACCCTTCGGGCTGTAGGCTTCCAGTTCCTGCGCTAGCTCCGGCACCCCCTGGGTCAGGACGGACAGCAGGGCCGGCCCGTTGGCCTTGTTCTCTATCACCACCGGCCGGCAGTCTGGCCAGGTGGCCATCATGGCCGCCACCGCGTCTATGGTGTGGGTGAAGTCCACCCGTTCCCGGAACTGCCCCAGCAGGTACCGGTCCGCGCCCACCCGGCACCATGCCTGCCCCACCACGTAGCTGCTGGTATCGTCCGCTTCAAAGGCCAGGTCCCAGGACTGTAGCTGGTCGTCCCAGGTCTCCGGGTCCGGGGCCTGGTCATAGAACTGCCAGGCATCCGGGGCATAGATGACCCCGGTTAGCGGGGCCGGCCGCTGCTGGTCCTGGGCTGCCCATAGCGCCGGCCCCAGGTCCAGCTTCCGCTGGGCCACTTCCTCCGGCCCGAACCGTTCCGGCCACAACAGGTCCCCTTCCTCCCGCGGGTCCGTCCAGGCCAGGTGCTGGGTGGGTGGCGGCCGCATGCTCCGGGGCTCCGCTACCGATGGCATGGACAGGTGGGTCCAGTTCTCCGGGTCCTTGTCCAGGATATGCTTCACCAGGTCATCTTCATGGACCCGTTGCATGATGATGACGCGGGCGGACTTGCGGGGGTCATTGACGCGGCCGCTGAACGTGGAGTCCCACCAGGTCTTCACCGCTTCCCGGGCCGTGGCCCGGAAGGCATCGTCCAGGTGGTGCGGGTCATCCACCAGCAGCACGTCCCCGCCTTCCCCCGTGCCCCCGCCCACCCCGATGGCCAGCCGGTAGCCCAACCTGGTGTTCTCATATCGGGACTTGGTGTTCTGGTCCCCCGTCAGTTCCCAGCCTTCGCCCCACCGTTGCTGGTACCAGGGGCTGGCGATGACCCGCCGGCTGCGGACCGCGTCCCGAATGGCCAGGTCCTCTGCATAGCTCCCGGTCAGGAACCGGGTTTCCGGGGTGTCTGTCCAGACCCAGGCTGGCCACAGGACGCTGCCCACCGTGGACTTGGAGTGCCGGGGTGGCACCGTGATGATTAGGTTACGGATATGCTGGTGGGGCCACACCGCTTCCAGGTGGTCACAGACCACGTCCAGGTGGTAGCCCCAGACCAGGGACCGGCCGGGCTCCACCAGGGGCCAGGCCAGCTTACAGAAGTTGCGCAGCGACCGGCGGCCCAGTTCCTGTTCAATGACCGGGATGGGGGGTAGGTCTTGAACCGCGGACCGCCGGTCTGCCGGCACAGGCTAGGTGCGGGTCCCCTGGCCCACGTCCATGTGGCCCATGTCCAGCAGCCGCCGCAGGCCATCCAGCGCAAAGGCTTCCAGGACCAGGGCCTGGCTGTACTTCAGCCCGGTCTTCCGTGCGCTCCCATCGTGGTCCTTGTTTGGCCCGTTCCCCTTCCAGACCAGGGACACACTGTACTTCTTGTCCGATGCCCCCGCCGTGCCGGTGAACCCTTCGATGGCGGCCCCCACCTGGGCTGCCATGGCGGCCACCGCCCCAGCGTCTTCCCCTTCGATGTTGTCATACTCCACGGGGATGGTGACCATCTTCCCTTTGGGCCCTTCCATGCGGAAGGTCACCGTCAGCTTCTTGTCCGCCGCCTTGTCTGCCTCTGCTCCCGCCGCTTGCTGTCGCTGTTGCTCTGACATGGCCTGTTCCTTCCTGTGTTAGGGTTCACTGCTCCCCGGACTCCCGCTGCACCTTCACCTTCAGCAGCGTCAATTCCCGCTCGGTGGCCGTCAGGGTGACCCGCATTTCGGTCCGTGCCGCGCATGCCCCGTACCACAGCCCCTGCACCCGGTGCACTTCCGCCGCCAGGCGGGCCACTTCCGCGTATGCCTTCTTGGCTTCAGCGAACCAGAACAGGTCATCCCCGGCCCGTGGCGTCCGCCGCTCCATCACCTGACCGGCTGCCGCGCCGGTGGCATGATATGCAGGGGAACACACCAGGACGTGTCCTGCCCGTCCGGGTTCCGGACCTTCGCCAGCACGTCCCCCACCGCGAAGTCCCCCGGCCGCACCCGGAACCGTAGCTGGTCCCCGCCCAGGTACTGGGTGTCCACTTCCTTCCCGTCCAGCCTGACCTGGGGCCCCACCAGGTGCCCATCCTTCCAGGTCCAGGGCTGGAATCCTTCCCCGTAGACCATGACCCACTGTTCCTGGGCATCCTGGTCCAGGGTGAACGGGTCCAGCGCAATGATGACCGGCCGTGCCATGACGTTCCTTTCCTGGTATGGAATGCCCACGCTGCCGCTCCCCTGCAGGCCCCCTGCCGCAATGGCGCGGCCAATCTGCTGTAGCGTTATCGCCAGGTCCAGCCGGTCCCGGTGGGACAGCTTGCCCGGGGGCACCGGGAAGTGGATGAACGCCAGGGCTGGAATGACTGGCCGGCCACGGGTCATGCCACTGGTTGGGCCAGCCGGTACCGGTCCCGGAAACACTGGTCCCGCATGTCCTGGCTGCCCTGCTCGTTCCACACCTGCCACCACCCGTTAGGCAACTGCTTGGCCCAGACCACGGTGGGGGACAGGGCATACAGGTACCGGTACCGTGCCGGGGCCGTGGGGTCCGCCGGGGGCTCCCAGGGTGTGTTCCAGTCCATGCCCTAGTCCTCCCCCCTGTCCCGTACCGTAGCCCACAACATCAGCAGGACCAAGGCTAGCCCGCTGCCGCATAGGAACCAGCGCAGGTCATCCACGGCCCTGACCCGGCCAGGTTTTCGCCATCGTGCGGGCCGCCAGGGGGCCTAGGACACGCCGCAAGCCGGCAGCACGGGTCTTACCCCGTCTCCGGCCCTTGCGGCCCGTCCTGGGCCAAATGCGGCCCGCTGAGACCGGGCCCATGGCCGTTCCCGTGCCCATTGCCCGCCACTGCCCCCGCCAGGTCCTGGGCTAGGCCCTGGGCCTGGTCCTGGCCTGCAGCGTGCTGGGCTAGTCCTAGCAATGCTTCAAGCTGCGGGATGGTCAGCAGGGCCAGGTTCCACACCGTGACCCCGGGGCTGACGGCTGGGGCCTGGACGTGGTGCTGTAGCTTCTGGCTCCACCGCTCCGGCCATCGGCGTTCCAGGACCCAGGCTGCCGCCCGCCAGTCCCGCTTCGCTGCCGCTGTCATCCGGGCCACGTCCACGGCTTCAGCTTCGGCCATGGCTGCGCTGATGCGGGCCCACAGCTTGCCGGCTGGGGTCTGCCCTGCCGTGTCCCGGGACCCGTCCCGTAGCCAGGTCTTCAGGCTATCCGGGTGACACCCAGCCAGGGCTGCCGCCGTGTCCAGGTAGTTCCCGGACCGCAGGGCCGTGACCACCGCGTCCAGCACCTGCCGGCTGTGTGGGCTGTCCAGGTCCGTCAGGACCCCCAGCCGGTTGGCCAGGACCGCGGTCTGCCGGGCTAGCTCGCTGGGCTGCCAGGTCCGGCCGCGCCGCCGGCCGCGCCGGCCAGAGACCCGGCCATCAGGCTTCGGGGCTTGATGCTGGGGCATGCTCCGTCACCCGCTGCGCCCGGGCTTCCAGCAGGGAAATGGCCCTGGCTTCCTCCGCCCGTTCATGGTCCCGGGGGGTGGACGGCCGCCGCCGTAGCACCTGGTTGGACACTGGGTGGACCAGGTCCACCGTGGCCCCCTGGTACACCGCCCGACAGTCAGCCGTCACTTCCTGCTGCCCCGTCCGGATGGCATCGGCTGCCCGGTCCAGGTCTCCGCGGATGGCCCGCCGCCGGTCCCGGTGCCGCTTGGCATCGTCCAGGGCTTCCTGGGCCTGGGCCATGTCTTCGGCCAGCAGGTCTGCCATGCGCCGGCCACTGGCCAGCAGTTCTTCCTGGGTCAGGGGCACCCGCACCAGGGCCGATTCCTGCCAGGCCGGTTGGGGTAGGTTCAGCACCATGTCCTGGTCATCCTGGGCCTGGGTGTTGCCTGTGTCCTGGTCCATTCGGTCCTCCCCGTGGTATGACTTGGCCGGTACCGTACAGCAGCACCTGGCCGGCTGTCAAGGGCCATCAGAACAGCCGCATTTGGTCGCCATGGTCCACCTTGGCCCGGTGCTTCACTGGCCTGGCTGTCCTTGCCAGCGTCCGGGCCTGGTCTCTCTGTTCCTGTTCCTTCCACGTTGGCACATAGCCGGATGATTCCAGGTCCGCGTGGATGGCGTCCAGGTCCGCTTCTAGCTCCAGCATGGCCTGCTCCAGTTCCTTGATTCCCAGTTCCGTCAGCCTATCCTTGGCCAGGGCTCCGGCCTGACAGTCTGTCTGTTCCGTCCAGGGTGAACAGGGGACGGCCGGGGCCTTGTCCCCCTGCCATGTGTGCCGGTGCGGTTCTCGCGCATCAGCCACCAGCCGGTCCTTGGCATTCATCAGCCGGACCAGGTCCCGCCATAGATGCTCGGCTTGTGTCGTCATCCGCTTCTGTTCTGGTGTGACCTTCCCGTCCTTCGCGTCCTGGTCCTGGGTCATGGGACATCCAGCCCCCGCTGCCGCAGGCCGTCCCGCAGTTCCGCCACCGTGCGCACCGTCAGCACCAGGACCCCCACCTGCCGCAGCAGTTCATGGCGCATGGCCTGGTGGGCCTTCAGGTGTTCCCCCGGGGCCTTCGTTTCGACGGCCAGGAACAGCCCCCAGGGCCGGTGGCACTGGCCCCCCTTCCCGCCGCTCCGGATGAAGTCCTGGCACCACCGCGGATGGGGCAGCACCGCCGACACGTCCGGGGTCCCCAGCGGGGCCAGGTGCACCGCCCACCGCCGGCCCTTGTGTTCCCCGTGCACCACCCCGCTGTTCTCCCGCCACACCGCACACCCCAGCATCTGCAGGAACCGGATGACCCCGGCCTGTAGCTCCCCCTCTGGCCGGGCCTTCCTGTTAGTAGTGGCCGCCTTGGCCCGGGCCACCGCCGCTGCCGTGGGGTCCAGGCCATTAGTAGTGTCAAGGGCCAGCACTCCCTGCGCCGGCTTCCGTGGCCGCTGGGTCCCTCGCTGTCGCACCTGGGCACCCCCCCTGGGGATTTAACGGAAGGTGGAAGGTCACTGCCTCCCCTACGGGGAGAGGCATGCAGTGACCACCTTCCGTTAAAACCCCCCCCTATGGTCTAACTTCCGTCAAATCGCCTTCCGTTAAATATCTTCCGTTAATTCTTCGCCTGCAGTGACGGCCACTTAAGTATCATCCTCCCCGGGCTCCCGGGAATTAGCGGAAGGAAAGTCCAGCACGTCCCCCTGGTTCCGCGCAACACTAAACAAACGGATAGGCTTACCGCGCCCACCGCCAGGGGAGTGGGCCCGCCCGGACTCCACTATCAGCCCCTCTGTTAGTAGTGTCTCCAGGTGTTTCGATACGGTCTTGACGGACAGGCCCGCGTATGCTGCCAGGTCCGACACGGCTACACCGACCCCGCCCAGTGTCCCCTTGACTTCCGGGCAGTTTCGGAGTGCAGACAGTACCTGGCTGCGGTTGGCTGCCCCCTTCGCCCGGCCCTTTTCTACCAGTTCCCCGATGTCCTCTAATGCCACTGTCATCTGGGACTGGTCCTTGGTGACCTTGACGCGGTAGGGGCCATGGGCTTCTTCATCCTTGGACCGGACCATTAGCTGCACTTCGGTTTTCCCGAACCTGACCAGCCTGACTACCACGTCCGCTTCCGCCTGAAGATGCAGGCCGCCCGCGATATGGTCCAGGTCAAAGGCATCCCAGGTGGACCCCTTCTTGTCCCCGGCCCCGGACTTCCTGTCATGGGCTATCAACCAGAATGACAGGGACCTGGCGATGGACAGGGACTGCAACTGGTCTACCCTGGTGTGCAGGGACTTTGGGTCAATGAAGTCCACGTCCCGTGTCAGCTTCCTGGCCGCATCGAAGACTAGAATGTCCGGGGGCCAGTTATCCAGTTCCCGCTCCAGGTCCTGCCAGGACTCCAGGTCCATCCGGTATTGGCCCATGGACCGCCACCTGAAGTGGGACCGTAGCTTCTCCCCCGTTTCCTCGTCGGACCAGGGCCTGCCAGTCAGGGACTGCAGCATCAGCCGGACCCGTTCCTGCATCCGGTCCTCCGGGTCTTCTTCTTCCAGGAACAGGACCCGCAGCCGCCGGTTCACCTTCCGGCCCACCACGGACCCCAGCCCCAGGGCCAGGGCCAGCCCCACATACAGGGCCAGCGTGGACTTGTAGGACTTCGCCCGCCCCGACCACACCGTGAACCCCGCGGACGGCAGCAGCCCTTCCACGATGGCCACCCGCGGTGGGTGCTCCCGGTGCAGCAGGGCCACCGGGTCTTCCAGCTTGCTGACCCACCCCACCCCAGG